AAAAAGACTAAAAGAATTATTATTGCTGAGGGATTTTTACCGGGCAGAGAGGGTGAAACTTTATATCCAATTGAAACTATGTTTAGAAATAGTGAAGCAATACAATTTGTTGAGTCAAGATTAGCTACTATTTTTCCAGAGATGTCAAAGACTACCATAACTGAAGTTAGCCGTGGGTTAAGAAAAGCATTTGATGAAGCTAACAAACTTGGATTACTTGACCAAGCTAGAGATGATTATATTGCAAATGAAGTATCTAGTAGGTTAGGTAAAAAACAATTAGGTAGAGCAAGTATGATAGCTAGAACTGAGGGTAATGCTTTAGCTAATCGTGGTAAGTCATTAGCCGTTAAAGCAAGTGGTATAATTACGACAAAAGAGTGGATTACAATGAGGGATGATAGAGTTAGAGACGCCCATATTGTAATGGACGGAAATGAGGTACCAGAAACTGCTAACTTTAGTGTAAGTGGATATAATATGTATTTACCCGGAGATAGTAGCCAAGGTGCTCCATTAAGCTTGATTGCTAATTGTAGATGTACGGTTGCATATCACGAAAAAAGGAATAGATAGTGAAAGATAATTTAGAAAGCAAACAAATAAATTTTTTAACAACAGACGAAGCAGAGGGAAAAGTTGAAGCAGTATTTTCAGTATTTAATATGGTTGATAGTGATAATGACATTATTGTTCCAGGAGCAGTTAAATCAGGTTTTGGTGACAAAGGTGTTGCTATGGTTTGGGGACACGACTGGAAAGATGTAATTGGTCGTGGTGTCATAGAACAAGATAATGAAAAAGCAGTTTTTAAAGGACAGTTTATTATGGACACCGAAAGAGGTAGAGACGCATTTAATACAGTCAAAGCTATGGGGGATTTACAACAATGGTCTTTTGGTTTTGAAGTTTTAGATAGTGATAAAAAAATGATTACTAAAAATGACGGAACAGAACAAGAAGTAAGAGAATTAAAAGAATTAAAAGTTTGGGAAGTTTCACCGGTATTAGTCGGTGCAAATCAAAATACTTACACTATGGCAGTCAAAAATGACAAGTCATCTGGTGTAAGATTTGAAGATGAAGTGTCTGATGTGCGTAACAGATTAGACAAATTAATTAATAGGTCTAAAGAGCTTACCTCTATAAGACTAGAAAAAGAAAAGCAATTGTCTGAGAATGTTGTAAAGAACTTAATTGATTTACAAAATTCTTTATCTGATGCTTATAGTGAATTAGACGATATGTTAAATATTGCGTCTGATGAAAATAATGTTGATGATGAAATGACAAAGCTATGGTTACAAACTCAACAGGTGTTAGCAGATACTGCTGACCCAGAATTAATATAGGAGAAGTTTTAATGTCAAAACTTACAGAATTAAAAAATGAGTTAGGTGCTCTTAGAGATGAAGCACTAAAAGAAGCCAATGCAGATAATTTCAGCGAATTGGACCACGAGCAAAAACAAGCTTGGTTTGATAGAAATGCAAAAATGGAAACTCTCAGAGAGCAAATTTCTGAATTGCAACAAGTTGAAAAAGCTAAATCCGTAATGGAAAGTGAAGAAGCAGAAGTTAAATCAGTTGAACCTGTGTCAATACACGAGGAAGAAACTGAAAGACCAAAAACTTTAGCACAACAAATTATGGAATCAAAAGCATATACTGCATTTGTTGAAGGTGGCCAAAAGAACATTAACTCTGATATTAAGTGGAATCCATTATTGGAAACTAAAACACTTATGGATGAAGCAGCAGCTTATCCTCCAAGAGTTGTCAGAAGTGACTTAATTGTTCCTTATCCACTAAGAAATCCTAATTCCGTTATTGACTTGTTCAGCACAATTCCAACTGACCAATATCAATACAAATATTTAGAGGAGACAACCTTTACAAACAATGCAGCAGAAGTAGCTGAGGCAGCCGCATTTGGCGAGTCTGCACTTGCTATGACTGAAAGAACTGAGAACATTAGAAAGTTCGGTGTATCTATTCCAGTTACTGAAGAACTTTTAGCTGATGTTTCATCAGTCCAAGGATATCTTGACTCAAGATTAAGAACAATGCTTAACTTGAGATTAGATAGCGAATTACTAAATGGTAATGGAACTGCACCTAATATTACTGGTGTGTTGAATAAGTCTGGTATTAATACCTTTGACTTTTCTTCATACGCAGGTAATTTAGGTAGAATTGGTCAATTGCACCAAGCTATTACTGAAATTAGAAAAGACGCATTCCTTGAGCCAGACGCAATAGTTATGCATCCAAGCGACTGGAACGATATAGTGACAGAAGTATCTACTGATTTTGCAGGTACTTCATCTGCAGGTTATACTGCTAAAAATCCATTATTCGTTACAGCTGGTAACTATCAATCTGGTGTATCACCAACCATTTGGGGATTGAGAGTTGTTCCTACAACTGCAATCGCTGCTGGAACTGCACTTATGGGTGTATTTGGTGGTGGATTAGCTGCTCACGTA